CGTCGCGACATCCTCGACGCCGCTCGATTCCTGGCGCAGGACGTACTTGGAGTCGCGGTAGATGAGCCAGAGCATCTTGCCGCGACGTTGAAGGGAACCGGCCCCTCTGGGCCATCCCTTCGGGTTTTGAGTTTCGGTCATGCGTATAGCTTAACATGATTTCTCTACATTGTGAGGGGGCCTTGCCGTGGAGGTCCATTCCGCCCGCCGCCGCTCTGCGAATGCGTCGAACGTGTTCCGCTTCGGCTTTGCCTGCGCTTCCGCAGATCTCAACTCCAAGTCGAGTGTGCTCTGCGCGTAGTCGGCCATGCCCTTGCCAGAGCCAGCCCGTCGCGCCTGACCCAGTGTGCCCCGCGTCATCGCCGCACCGCCGCGCTCTTCGCCATCACCGCCGTCACGATCTTGTCCTCCAGGCCCGCGTCGAGCTTGTCCGCGTGAAGGTCCCAGCCCGCCACCGGCCCGACCACTTCCTGAACGATCACCGACCGCAGGGTCGCCCGCTCGTCCTCGTTGAACTGATCGCGGATCGCCTGCCACGTTCGCTTGCTGATGAAGAGCATCACGCCCCCTGCCGCCGCTGGACTTCCCGCGCCATCGCTTCCTGGTAGTCGTTGATCACGTCGAAAACCTTCATCGCGATTTCCGGCGGCATGAACATCTTGAGCGTCACCTCTGAGGGCACGCGCGGGTACGTCTCCAGGCCGACCTGGAGAACCTGGAGGACGCCTTCGATGGCGTCATCGAATCCCTTCTGCCACTGCGTCAGCCGTTCCTTCTTGAGTTCGTTTTCCATTACCCCTCCCTGACCATCTTCATGGCGAGCTGCGTTCTGCTATGCACGCCCGTCTTTTGAAAGATCCGGTTCATGTAGACCTTGATCGAGCCTTCCGTCAGGGCCAACGCGCCCGCGATCTGCTTGTTCAGCATCCCCTCCATCACGCATCCGACGACCTGACGCTCCCGTGGCGAGAGCGGCCCCTCGACTCGTCGCGGCGCATAGTCGCGCGGCGGCTTCCGGCAGTTCACGCACAACCTCGCCGGAAACCAGCAAGGCCCGCCGCACCGATAGCACGTCCGATCCGGCGGCGTGTGCTGGGCGAGGATCAATGGGCCTTCTCCTCGCGCATGACGTGAGCCTTCACGATCTCGTCTTCGGTTTGCATCATAAAGCTCACGCCGCCGGAAGCCACGGCTCGACGGCCAGCCGCTTCCGCGCCAGATCCTCCATCGCTATCGCGCCTTCCTTCCGCGCCAGATCCTCGAGGATCGGCATCCCGCTGACAATGGACGCCAGCACCTCCTCGCGAGTCGCCACGCGCCCCTCCGCGTACCACTCGACCGTGACCGGCGGGCCGACCTCGATTAGCGGCTTGCCGTCAGAGTCGCGCCAGACGCGATAGCTATGCGTGATCCAGACCGCGATGCATCCTGGGTTGCGGAGGATCGGGCATCCCGCGACGTTCTCCTGGGTCTGCCGCGTTAGATCGTCCTCGCGCCGCACCATGTGAGGCCGCGAGAGGAACGGGCAGAACTGCGCCGACCAGCGGGCGCACTCCGCGTGACAGGGCGGCTCCGACGTGGTCAGGTTGATGCAGCACATGGGGCCGATGCAGAACGCGAGGTAGCTCCCGACCCTGTCGCCGCAGACCCAGCACCGCTTCTGCTGCACGCACCGCGCCCAGTGCGCCTGCGACATGAAGCGGAAGTCGCGGACGCCTTTGATGGTGTCGACAAACGCCGGGATCGGATAGCCTCGCTCATCGATGGGCAGATCCTGCATCCGGATCGGCAGGGCGCCCAGTTCAGGCCGCAGTGGATGCTGCATGGTTCACCTCCCGCGCCACCCAGACGGACGCTTTTCTCCCGCTCCTGGTAGGGCGCTTCGCGCTGGCGCGCTCGATCAGTTCTGCCTTCCATAGCTCGACGCGCCGGGGCCTCTGCGTCGATGGATTCATGCTCAACGCGACCTGGACCTCGTCGTCGGTCGCGCCGGTCGCGCCGCATCGCCGGATGTAAGCCAGCACCTCGCCGCGCAACGACTCCGCATCCGGCTCGATCAGTTCGGCGGCTTCGCGGCTGGTGTCGGAGTGCTCCTGGTAGGGCGCTTCCGGCCCGCCATCGAAGTCGGGGCCGTCGTAGAAGTTGAAGTCTTCCTGGTAGCTCATTCGACTGTCACTCGTCAAATAAACGGTCCTGGCCTTCGCAGGGCCAGATCCGCCGCCGCCGATGCGGCTTGTATTGAGGCTTCGGCGGGCGCTTTGCGCGTTTGCTCCACCCGTTTACGATTGCCTCTGATCTCCAAGGGAGCACCGGCTGCTCCGGTGTCCCAGGCCCTCGCTCCCAAAAACCTCGTCCGGAGATCGAGGCTTGAAACATGCCTTCCCCGGTGACGGCATAGGCGCCGTGCTTCTCCAGTTCCGGATCTGAGCGGCCATCATGATGAGTCGCCCATGTGCAGCCGCATTCGCCCATGACGAAGCCGTGAAAGACGCGCGGCAATGCCCAGTCGAGGTTCACGCGGAAAAAGTCGTTCGAGATGTAGTCCGACTGATGACGCTGCATCAGCATCGCCTCGACTGTCCGCGCCGTGACATTGTCCGGAAACCGAAAGAGCGCGATGACATAGCAGGGGGCCGAACACCCATACGCCAGTTGCTCGAAACGCTTGGAGCCGTCGCGCATCAGCCCGATCTTGAGCGCGTTCCGATCAGGAAAGCCGACGACGTAAACATACGTGTCTGCCTGCCAAAGCTCGTCCTTCAACGCTCCTCCATCGCGCCGCAGGCGCGGCATCGAGTGACGACGGCCCGCCGGTATTCCTTGCCGCCGTCAGGGCTGGTCACGCCCGTCTCGCACACGGCCTCCACGTCGTAGAGGTCGTCGGAGCCGCACACGTAACAGCCGTCACTGGTTTGGCTCTGGCCGGTCATCGGGCCGATCCTCGAATAGCCGCTCCTGCTTCTCCTGCCACGTCAGCGGCTCGTACCGCAGGGTCTTGTTGGTGTCGAGGCGCAGGATCTTCGCCTGATCGGCGCCCTTCTCCACGACTCGCATCACCTCGACCTCGATGGACCTTGAGCCGGTGATGATCATCTCCGCGAGTTCGGTGATGCGCTTCTCGCAGGCCCTCGTCCGGTGCGAGATCTCCGCGATGGTCGTCTGCCGCTCGACGCGGATGCCTGCCAGTTCCTTCTCGACCAACGCGAGTTCATCGCCGCACTTCAGGATTTCTACCGTCGTCAGCGGCTCCTGCACCATCTCGAATTGACTGGGCATCTACTCTCCCTCTCCCGGCTCTCGCGCCGGTTCATCGAGGAACGAATCCTGCTTCAGCACGTCGCGCAGAGAGGGTCGCGCGGGCCGCTCTGCCTGCGGATCGGACACGTACTTCGCTTCGGCATCGACCGCCAGGTCTGGCGATTGCAAGTCGGCGGGCAACTCTTCCGGCGCGGCGTCTTCGACCGGCACAACGTCGAGAGCTTCCTCCTGAACCACGCCGCCGCGCAGGACGTGCGGCGCGTAATACTTCTTTACCCGCGCGATACACCGCCAGTAGTACATGTCCTGCGGCCACTGCTTGTACATCGCCTTTTCGGAGAGCTTGATGGTGCGGCCCTCCTCGCGCGTGTCGATGGTAGAAGCGTCCATCTCCGTGAACGACACCGACGCCTGCTCTCCCGTGCCGGGTTCCCTGATCGGCTCGTAGGATTGCGTGGAGCGGTTCCAGCGCGAGAGCCAGAGCGTGCAGCCGATGCACTTCTTCAGGGCCATGCCCTTGTAGGTCACGTCCTCGTGATAGAACTGCGGCTCCCACATGATGCCTGCGGCGCGGAGCTTCCCGGCGACGATACTGTTCTCGACGGCGGGCTTGCCGTTCACGATGTAGATCGAACTGATCGCGTCTGCGTCGGTCATCCCCCAGTTCTTCCCGAACATCAGCTTCAGCGTGAGCAGGGCCAGCAGTTGCTGGGGATTCTGCCTCTGCGTCTGGTTCTGGCTGAACGAACCGGAGGTCATCAGGTCCATTGCCATCGCGCGGTACTGCGCGTAGGTCTGCCGCGCGACCTCGACTTCCGCGAGTTGCGCGATCAGGTTGTCGCGCCTCTCTCCCGGCCCCATCAGGATCAGTTGGTCGGCGGTGATGCGCGGCGGCTTGTCGAGCGCACGCTGCATGGGCGACACGGTCGCAGGCGCCGTGTCGGGCGCGTCAGTGGTTGGAGGTTGCGGTTGCACGTTTCCCCTTTCTGAATCGGTCCCTGTCGGGACAGTCGATGAAGTGGTTCTGGCCCTCTGCGGTATAGGGCACGCTCTTGTTGGTGCGCGGATGGTGGACGAACCGGATCGCCGCGCCGCAAGCCTTGCAGGAAGCCCAAGGCCCGCCGATCTGATCGAGCAGATGCGTCATGCGCTCCCGCGCGTCGGCCAGCTTCTGCTCCACGTCGCAGTAGTCGTTGTTCGCGGGATCGCCGTTCACGCCGCCGCTCCTTCCTCGCCTTCGACCTCGAGGTGGCCCTGCTTGGAAGCCTTGTAGGCCGCAGAGTTGAAATAGATCCGGCGCGCGCCGGGTTTGGTGCGGGTGTAGAACTCCTCCAGCCGCTGGCGCTCTGCCGGATCTTCGATGAACTTCTGGCGCAGGGCAATCGCCATCGACTGCCAGTCGGTGACCGCACTGTCCTTGGTCTTCTTCCAGGTGAACTTGCCGCCGCCCGCCGACCAGCGCAAGCCCTCGTTGTCACCGATGGCTTCCTTCAGCCGGTTCTCCAGTAGCCGCCGATGCTCGATGAACTCGTCCTGGCAGATGCGGAGCGTCTCGTAGTCTTGCAGGACCAGGATCTCCGCGTCGGTCGCCTCGCGCAGGGGCTGGCGCTCTCGCGGGTGCCTCTGTTGCAGCCACTGCGTAGCCACCATCGAGCCGTCGATGGGCACTTCCTCCTCGCCCACGACGTAGCGGTTCCAGGCGTTGGTCAGGCGCCGGATGACCTTCTGCTCGATCTCCGCATCGCGGTAGACGGTGAAGGTCGTCGGCGCGGCGCCGCGAAGCGAGACGGCGAAGTCCCAGCAGTCGTATTCGGAGACGGCCATGTAGACGACGGCCTGAAGCTGGTAGTAGAGCGGCGGGCCGTCCTCCCACTCGTCGCCAAACCCGGCGGCATACTTGGCGTCGACGCCGCGCCGTTCGGTCGCCACGGTGGCGTCGTAGGTCGCGACCAGCGGGTGCTCCGGATGCTTGATGGTCTGGTGCTCCAGAATCAGTTCGCACCCGTGCTGCTCCGCGTAGCTCTGGAGGATCGGCCCTTCCAGCAACTGGCCCCAGCGCATGACCGGCGTCGGCTCCGCTGGCGGGAGCAGGCCCTTCTTCTCCGCGACGACCGCCCACAACGAGCGATAGGGACTGAGGCCCATGACCGGCGCCGCGTCACTGCCGCCGAAGCCTTGCTTGCGAATCTCCGGATCGATCATCGAATCCTCTCCAGTTGCAGCCGCGCGTAGTACAGGTAGGCGCACCGCAGGCAGGACCAGAAGCCGTCGCAGAATCGCGTGCCCAGCCGCCGATGGCAGAGATCGCAGACGTAGCGGTCTGGAACGGAGACACACGTCTCCTGTTCGGCTTGCATCGCTGGGTTCCTTTTCTGCGGAAGAATTAGGCCGACACGGGCATCGGCACGGTCTGCGCCTTCTCTGCCTTGCGCTTGACCGGCTTGGGTTCCTGTTCCTGGTCACGCTTCGCCGCGATCAGTTCGTTGATCAGCCGCGCGGGCGGCACGTAGACGCCCTCGACCGACCGCCGCTTGGCGCATTCGCCCCGAAGCCATTTAAGATTGGGCTTCGTTAAAAGCACCGTGATCCTGGGCGGCACATTTTGTCTGGTATTGGACATTGATTCCTCACAAAAACGAACGCGCGAACACACGACTACTGCACAATTGTTCGCTGTTAATTAACTTGTTCCCGCGCGACAAGTGCTGGAGGTAGGAAGGTTCTGACTTCGCTTGAATTTCGCGGCTGACTGAGATCCTAATCCCGACCGGCGAATCTGTCAAGCCCCTTTTTTTAATCAATGGGTTAGCGTGATTTTCATGAGACATTCATGCGACTTTTTCTCACATGAAAGTCGCACGAAAGTCACACTACATCTGAGCGTGGATCTGTTTTTTTAACACGCCTACGTAGGTGTAACGACTGATCGCTTCAGGGGTAGAGGGCGTGCGCGTATCCACCGTGGCAACATCCACCGTGGCTACACGCCACGTAGGTGATGTAGCCTTTTTAGCAGAGATGAAAGAGCCGTCTGAGGCGGCGCTCCGGGTGGCGTTTGGGAAGGCCATCCGACAACTGAGGCATGACCGCAAATTGGCGCAGGAGAACTTGGCCGCATTGGCCCAACTGGATCGGGCATACATGGGAGGGCTGGAACGCGGGAAGCACGCTCCGACGATTATCACGGTTCGCAAGATCGCACATGGCCTGCGAATCACCCCAGCCCATATCATGCGTGAGTGGGAGCGGCATGTGAAGTATCCGCCGAACAACAACGCGAACACGTAGCGTTCGTCCCTCCCCCCCCCATCGACCGGGGCCTTGCGGCCCCGGCGCTATTGGTGTCCTTCAGAAGAGCTTGTTGACGATGCTCTCGACGGCAGTCTGCAAGCCAGCATCGCTGACGCCGGTCCCGTCGATCTGCACGGCAGGCGTCATCACCACGGCTGGCTGAAGCTCCGTGGCTTCCATGTCTGGCTGCTTCATGGTCGCATAGGCCCATGTCGTGCGCGTCTTGTGCGCGGCGGTCGTGATCGGCTCGTTGAGGATGTAGTCGGCATATTTCAGGCAGGCCACCTTGATCCGGCCCCGGAAGATCGAGTCCGTCATGAGCATGGCGCTCTGCTCATACGTCAGAACGTCCTGCGGCGTCGGCGTCGGCGGCGTCGTTGTCGGCGTGGTCGGCGGCGTGGTTGGCGGCGTTGTCGGTGTCATCGGTTTCTCTCCTTTGAAAAGTCTCAGTATCGCGATCACAAAACTCTTGAGGACCATTCCTCCTCCTCAGTAGCGCGGCCTTCGCACGCGCTCCCACAGATGCTCTGGCGGCGTCCCGACGCCGCGACTCGCGACCCTCACCTTGGAAGATCCGGAGCCGACGAAGCGCAACGACGCCGATCCCGAGGAGGCCACCATCACATGACTGCGGCCCTCGTCCCAGATGAAGATCAACTCCGCGAGGCCGGTGGACGCCACCCGCACTTTGCTCTCGCCCAGAGCGAGGATCGCCTGCGGCGTGTACGTGCCTGCGCCGCCGGATGCGATGCGGACGGCTGACGCGCCGGTCCCGATGAAGGCCATCGCGCCCGCGCCGCCGGATGCGACCAGGACGGTCGATGCGCCGGTCCCGCTGAAGACCAGGAAGCCCGCGCCGACCGACGCAGTGCCAATCGAGCTTGCGCCGTCGCCCGTGCGCGGGAGCGGAGTGTACTCGCCTGCGCCACCGGAGCCGACAGAGATCATACTGTCGCCCCAGCCGAAGCGTGGAGCGTAGTTGATCCCCTCGCCGGTCGATCCGACGAAGACGGTGGAGAGGCCCGCCCCACTGCCAAGGTCCATCTCCCCGGCGCCGGATGAGCCGACGAGAACGGTAGCGGTCCCGATTCCGATCAGGCCAATGTCAGGACCGAAGCCGCCCTCTCCGAAGCCGCCCTCTCCGTATACGGCTTCCATGAAGATGATCGTGAGCAGATCTTCCTGGCTGAGAAATTGGCCGACGCCGCTCTCCGCGACCAGGACACCGGACGATCCTGCTCCAACGACATCCGCCATCGTGATCCTCTATTTGCCTGTCACTACTGCGTCCTTGGCTTTTTGCAGAGCCGCTTCCGCCGCCGCGAGATTCGCCCGCGCCTTCTGCACGTCTGGCGTGGGGTAAGCGTCGAGAACCGGCGCCAGCGTCCGCTGAATGTTCGCGGCGAAGTAGCTCCACCAGTCGGGATACTTGTAGAGCGGCTTCCCGGTGGCGTCGAGGCCCGCCCGCTCGTACTCCACCATGAATTTCTGGATCGACGCGATCACCTCTGCCGGGACCGTGAAGCACCGTTGCGTCTTGTTGATCTCCGCGCAGACCTTTGTCGGCGTCGGCGGCGGGTACGGCCCCTGCTCCGACTGGATGGTGATATTGATGATCGCCTGCGCCTTCTGCCCGCCGCTATCGCCCACCACTACCGATACCGGCGCGTTGGTGACCGGCGCAGTGGGAGTCCCGCTGATCACTTCGCCGTTGAGCGCCAGTCCTGGGGGCATGACTTGATTGGCGACTAGCGCCCACGTATACGGCTCCGCGCCGCCCGCTGCGGTGAGCGTCAGCATGAACGCTTTCCCGACCATCCCCGGCATCGGATTGCGTGGCGCGGTGACCGTGAGGACTTCCTGTATCCGCAACGAGACGCGGATCTGCCCGGTGCGCTGCGGATTGCTGGAGTCGGTGACCATCGGAAAGACATCCATCATGAAGCTCTGAGTCGGCGTGCCGGATATTGTCGCCACGCCGTTCACCGTGTTCCCCAGCGCGAGGCCGGAAGGCAATCCCGATACGGTCCACTTGTGAGGCGCAGTGCCGTCTTTCACCCACAACTCGATCTTCATGGGCATCCCGACGACGCCGATTGGATTGCCCGTGAACCCGGCATTGTTCAGCGGTGTCTGCGCGTAAGCGGCGACTGCCGCAAAGACGAGCCATAGTTTCATAGAGCCTCTCAGTAATTCGTTACTTGGGGCCGACTGCGGAGGTAGCCGGTCTGGTAGTATGTCCAACCGGCTGCAAGCCCTCCGTTATCGACCACGTACACGTAGCCGTGCAATGGCGGTCTGCTCAGTTGGAACGGCTTGAACATGATCCGCACCACAGCGGTCACGTCGGTGCCCGACTTGGAGAAGTAGCTGCTTGGCGTGTCCACCTGACAGGTGATGTTCTGCGGGTAATTGCCCGTTCCCATCGTGATCGCTCCCTGCCAGCCGCCGCCGTCGCCCGACAGGTGGAAGTAGTTGCCGTTGGGGTACATCAGGAAGTAGCAGGCTTGGTTGGCGTCGACGCCGTTGTTGATCAGGATGTGCATGTAGTTGATGTTTCCGTAGCCGTCCGCGTCCCTGACCGTGGCGCTGACGTAGAACCAAGTGTTATAGGCGACGTTGGCCGGGATGCCGCTCAGACCGATGGTCTGCGGCGTATTGTTCACGGTGTAGGTGATCTCGACCCTGCCAGCAATCCCGGCATTTCCTCCGCTCTCGCCGTTTCCACCCTGACATCCGCCGCCTGGAGCAGCACATGCAGGGTTAAACCCGCTACCCTGGTTGTTCGAGCCGCCGCCGCTGCCGCCCCAGCCGCCGCAACCATCGCCCCAGTCGCATGTTTCTCCCTGGTTGCCTTGCTGGCCGCTTTGCCTGAAGTCGCCGGTGCTGGTGTTATACGAGCCGCCGCCGCCGCCGCCGCCCGAACCCCAGCCGCCCTCGTTCTGATGGTTGAACCACCCGCCGCCGCCGCCGTACCCACCGTCCGCTACGCAGTGCGATCCAAAAGAAGAGTCGCCGGAGTCACCGCCGTTTGATCTTGGAGATCCTGCGCCGCCGCCGCCGCCGACCGTGACTGTGATTTGCTGGCCCGCCGATACTGCGATGCTGTTCCTGACAGCGTATGCGCCGCCGCCTCCCCCTCCTCCGCCGCCGCACCGCTGGCTCTCGCAGAACCCGCCGCCGCCGCCGCCGCCCGCGCCCCAGCATTTCGCCTGGATGGCCGTCACGCCGGAAGGCACGGTGAAGGTCGTTGAACCCGGTGTATTCCACGTCTGCGTCACGCCGAAGGCCGACGCCGCGAATAGAAGAAGCGTTGTCAGTAGTCTCATGCTGGTCACCAGTTTGTGTAGTAGCGGTAGCCGATCCGGATGGACTTGGCAGAGCCGCTGATCACGTAGGCTCCGACGAACATCCCGACCGGGATGACGTGGTAGCCGTTGTTGATGTTTGTGGACTGCGACCCATTGCACGCGAGGTTGCCGTTGATGAAGTCGCCGCCGTCGTTGCGCCGCAGATTGATCGTGGCGTCGTTGGTGTCCGACCAGCACTGCACCTGATCGATGACGCTCTGCACGTTCTGCGGCTGGAAGACGCCCCAGACGACCACGCCGGTCTGGAGCGCGAGGTACGGATCGTTGAGAGCGAACGAGCCGGTCCAGCGGCGCACGTTCACGACCTGTCGGGCCGCGTTGTCGAGACTGCCGTAGCGATAGAATCCATCGCCACTGTTCACAACAAAGCTGGAGATAGCCGGGTTCTCGATACCGTTGCTGGAGTTGAAGTAGCCACCCATGATGTAGCCGTTGCCCTGCGTGCGGACAACCTTGTTGGCTTCATTGTTGGTGCCACCGTGAACGACCAGCCCACCCACGGCATTCGCGTTGTCGGCGGTATCCACCAGCCCGTTCTGGCCCGCATCGCAGGACGTTGCCCAGGAACCGGAGCAGCCGACCTCGAACATGCGGACACCCGCTCCCGTCGCGTTGTTGAGAAACGCAGGCTTCCCGGTCACGCCGGTATACGGCACGCTTCCCGCGCTCCCCGCGCTCCCTGATGCGTTGCCGGTGATGTGAATGGTATAGGTCCCGGTGAGAGCATCAGCGGCGCCCTGAACGTGTGAACTGGCGTGCGCGGACGGAGCGAACGTCGCGGGCTTGCCGCTGACGCCGGTCCACGGCACTGCGGTCGCGTTGGTGGCATTGGTCGCGTTGGTGGCGGTCGTGGCCGTCGCCGCGTTGCCGCTGATCCCGATGCTGTACGTGCCGCTGGTGATCTTGCTGGAGTAGTCGCCCACCGTCGAGAGGTCCGCGACCGGGTGTGTGTGCGCGGATGGCGTGAAGGTCGATGGGACGCCGCTCAGTTTTCCCCACGCGAGGCCGGTGATCCATGCGGGATTGTTGTAGCTTCCCGTCGTGTAGACGCCGTTGGTGACGGTGTCCGCGTTGCCAGCGAGAGGCCCGCTGAATCCCGTAGCCGTGATGGTCCCGGCGAACACGTTGCTCCGCGTCAGGAGCGCCGTGTTCAGAAAGCCCGCGCCCAGCCCGTTCTGGATCGCCTTCACTTCAGCGGCTAGCTGGTTGTGATAGTTCTCGTCGTTGAGGATCTGGACCGGCGTCCCGTTGGCGTGCGCCCGCGCCGGTCCATGTATGCCGCGCCCGCCCGCGCAGACGGTGACCGTAGCCCCCGACGCAGAGCAGATCTTGATCACCTCTGCGGTCGTGCCGCTCCCCAGCGTGTAGTACGCGGGAGCGCAGAACGTGACGCCGCTGGCGACGGAGAACGACAGGACCGAATCGTTGATCCCTCCGTCCAGCGTCGAGCGGGCGCTATTGCACGCCACGCCCAGCGTGGTGTCGGTGGCGACGGACGCAGGGAACGCCGCCGGTCGCGGGTTCCCGTTCTGTTGCGCGAGGACGATGCACGCGCAGAGAAACACGGAGAGGAGTTGTCGCATTACTGGCCTGCTTTCAGAACCGTGAACGAATAGCTGTTGATGGACACCTTCGCATTGACCTGGATGTCGATGCTATTCAGATTGAGGTTGAAGCCCGCGCCGACGCCGACCGTTCCATCGAAGACCGGGGCGCCGCCCGACGTGAAGAACCGACACCAGGATGCCTGCCCGGTCGCCACCGCAGTGCCGTCCGCGATTGGGTTGGCGGCGGCTACACCTCCAGCGGCGCCGCCGAATGCGGGATTCCCAAGAGCGTGGCTGGAGAGCAGGACCTGGCCGGTGATTGCAGTGTCGCCGTTCGCCGGTTTCGCGCCGTCGTAGATCTTGAGCGTGCCGCCGTTGCATTGCGTCAGACCGGCGTTCGCCATCGCGTTCGCCATCGCATCGGTGATTTGAGTGTCGAGTGCCATGTTGGTTCTCCTGTTTGATTAGCCCTGCGGTGTCACCGGCAATTGCGGTGGCGGCGTCGGAGCCGGTGGCGTCGGAGCCGGTGGCGTCGGAGCCGGTGGCGTCTGGGCTGGCGGCGCCGGGGCCGGTGGAGTTCCGCCGACGCGCTTTGGCCGCGCCATGTCTTTAATCTCTTTCTCGATCTTCTGCGCCGCTTCCAACTGTGCGCGGAGTGATGGCGGCGGGTACTGCTTTACGACTTGGTGAATGGTTTGGTGAACGGCGTCTTCGATAAAGGCGTCTGGTGTCGGATAGAGCTTGGTCATGACTTGAGCGCCGGTAACCGGATCGTTGGTGACGCGGATCTGCGTGGCGATGTACTGCTCGATGCTCCAGACCACGTCCTGCGGAATGTCTAGGACGATCTGCATTGGGTGTCTCCTCTCCTTCTCGCTCTCGTAGCGGGATCTCTCCGATATAGGTCACGATGCCGTTGGTGAATGTGACTGACCGGCCATCCCTGTCGATAATCGTGCCGCTCTTGCCGTCCGCTACCTGGAAGATGCCGAACGATTGCGCTCGACACATGGCAGTCGAGGTCGTTTGAACGAACTGAACGCTGGTGTACTCCTGCGCGTAGCTTCCCGCTGGCTGGTAGTTGCCCTTCGGCTGGTAGAGACTGTCCAGTTCCGTGCCGTTGCGGTAGATGTAGCGGAAGTAGCCGTCGCGGCTGCTATTGATGGTTTCGGTGTTCTGAATTTTGACCGACAGAAAGTTGGCATTCAAGCTGGAATCGACCATCGTGTACGCGCCCAGCTTGTAGGTGGCAAAAGGACCGCTACCGTATCCGCTATTGGAGGTGACCCAGCCAGCCAAGGTTTCAAAGTTCCCGCCGCCCGTCAACTGGACGCCCCCGGTGCCGGTGAACTTCACCGGGGTCGCGCCGGTCACGGTCATTTCTCCCACGGTCAGCTTGCTGAAGTTGAGCGATTTGATTTGCGTGTCGGTGAGACTGTCGCCTTTCACCTTCACGGTTGGTCCGCGCTCCAGTGTAGTTTCGTCGGAAGAGAAGATGATTTGGTTGCCGCTGGTAGTCAACCCTGCGCCCTGATCGACGCGGATGCTGGTCGTTCCGGTGATCCCGATGCCGATTGTGATGGTGGCTCCATTGGCTCCGACAGTCAGCGGCCCGCCCGTGTCTGGCTTAAAGCGGATGGCGCCGGTGTCCACGGCAATGCCGTTGCCACTTCCAACGACGATGCCGTTGGAGTCGAGTCCCATACCGGAGACGCCGCCCAGCCTAATCTTGATCCTGGTGGAATCGCCTGACGGATACATGATCCCGTCACTGAGGCCGACCGCCACGCCGCTGGCGTCCACGCCCAGCCCGCCGTTGACCTTGACATCGATGTCACCGTTGTAGAGTACAGTGCCTCTGGCGACACGCACGGCAATGCCGTCCGATTGAACCTTTGTCCCGGCGTTCGCCCCGATCTTGACCTGGATACCCTCAGTTGCGCCACGCTTGATGCCAGCCGCGCCATCCACCTTGACCTGGATGGCTCCGTCCGCGCCGAACTCCGTGCCGCTGGCTACTCCGGTGAGAGGCTCCAGCGCGTCGGTGCCGCTGACGAACACTTGCCCGCGCCCGATCTTGATCGCGCCTTTCTTGTTGACATCGATCTCCATGCCGGGACCGGGCAAAAACTTGAGCGGCCCGCCGGTCTTGATGAGTCCATCGGAAGCGTTGACCTCGAGCAGTGGCCCCTTGAACGTCTGCCCCTCGCCAAGGTTGAGAGTTAGATCGCGCCCAGCGGCGGCTTGTCCTGCGCCGCGCCGCACGCGCAGATGGCCGCGCATCAGTCCGGACGCGCCACCGTCCGTATGGACATCGACACCCTCGCCCTCGTCGGTCTTGAGATCCAGGTTGCCGTTGGTGATCCGGTGCGGGCGATTGGGATCGAGCGGGATCGTGACGCCGGGAATCCTGGTGGACGGATTGAGGATCGGACCCTTGAGCAAGCTGTGATCGAGATCGAGCACCACGTCGAAGTACGGACGCTGGGCTGGCGTCGTCTGTCCGACTCCTGCGCTCCAGACGTTCTGCTGCGTCAGCGTGCCGCCGAATCCGTAGGGGTCGTAGCGCGAACCGATGTACTGCTTGAAGCGCACGATATTGTCGGGATTGAGCGTCGTGCCCAGAGGGTCCTGCGGCGTCGGCGCGAGATATTTATCCGGCACGTCCCACAGAAGGTCGTTCTCGATGTACACCCGGTTGGAGCGCGGGATGCGGTGGACGCTACTGTCGTCGTCATCCGTGAACGCCATCTCTTCGGGATGCTGCCCGCCGCCGACGAACGTCGCCGGATTCCCCGGCGTCTGGTAGTGGCCGGTCTGGATCGTCCACCGCGCGAAGAAGAACTCGTCCTCATGCGTGAAGGGCAGGACGGAGTACAGGTGACCCCAGCCGTACTTCCCGGCCTTCGGCCCGTCGCCGTAGATGATCCAGTCGATGTAGGAGACGGCCACGCCCGCGCCCACGCTCCCGACCACGTCGTTGGTCGGTTCGGGCGGCGGATTGACGGTGAACCGGCTCGTCCGGATCGCGCCGGATCGGCTGGTGTCTTCGCCGTCGAGGAGGTTGCCGGGGGCCACCAGGACGGACCACTCCTGCGGGAAGTCGGTCGGCGGATAGACCGCCGTGTTCCAGTCGCCGCGCTCTCCCAAGTAGACCGTCGTGGCGCCAGCCGGGATGCTCACCGACTTCTGCCAGAGGTCGGCGCCGCCTTTGTTCAGCAGGAGCGTGACGTTCTGCGCCTGCGGGAAGTTCACGGTCACCGCGACGACCATCCGCAGAGCGCCGCCATCATCCTTCCAGCGTTCGCGGTAGCGCGGATCGCTCGTCGGGAGCGTGCTGGCATCGACCGCAGTTGCCGTCGCCGCCGGTCCACCGGGAATGGTCTGCGTCTTGCCGGGAAGCGTGATCTGGATGTCGTAGGGTTCGCTGGGAACGTCTGCTTCAGTGAAGCCGGTGAACCGGAGGTAGCAGTTCGCGATTGGTTGCGGCTGCAACTGGATGCGCCCGTCCACGATATGGAACGGGATCTCAGAGCCGGTCGCCGGGACCTCGTAGGTGCGGAGGATCGCCGTAGACGCGGGCGTCCCTGGATAGCGGAACTCGACATCGACGTGATGCAGTAGCGCGTAATCCGGATGGAGCGTCGGCAGATGGATCGAGCCGTCGAAGACTGCGGCCACGCCACTGCCCCACGGTTCGCCGGTCGGCTGGTACACGTCAGCGGTGACCGGCGGCGGCTTCTGGATGCCGCCACCTGTCGGCGGCGAAGCTCCACCTTGCGCCACGATCACGCGGAGCTCGCACTGTTTGGTGGCGACGGCGGGATCTTCCCACGGCTTCAGGCCCGGTTGCGGCGCCACGCGATTGATCGCGTACACCTGGATGTCGAACCCGGCGCCGCCCTCTCCATAGGGACCGCCCAGATCCCCGAAGTGCTGGACGCCGTTGATGGGCAGTTCGTCCTTGAACGGATGCGGCGGGCCGAAGGGGAAAGCGAACGCGCCGTTGAAATCATAGAGGACGAGTTGGATGTACCACGTATTGACGCCAAGCTGACCGGCAGAGCCGGGATACGCGCGAGTGGTGTCCACGCGGACGTATTCGAGATACCAGTCGTGACTGCCATCGGCCCATACCCGGTCGTAGGGGAACGTGCCGCCGACGCCGGGAGGGACTTTGACATCGGCGGGCGCGATCATGCCCGGTGACGGCGGCTGCACCTTGACCACGCTGAACGGCAGGCTGGTGACCGCTCCCTGCGTCGGCGCGACGGACGCATCGATGGTTCCGCGCTCTACGGTGATCGTCCACTGCTCGTCCTTGAGCGGCGTGAACAGATTGGTATTGGCGCCCTCGCCGCCGATCCGGATCTGATCGCTCCGGTGCCAGCCGTGCCAGATGCGTTCCGGCATCACACTGTCGGCGGGATGGTTCGTCCAGACCGTGCAATAGAACGGCGCGTTCTGAGTGGTCACCGTGGCGGTCGCCGTCACCACGGAATGCACGTTGCGGTCTGGCTCGTCCTGCCAGCGGTCCACCGTGTACTCGCGGCCCGTCACGGTCCCGATACTGAGCGCAGGGAGCGTCAGCGGGATGTCGAACGGATTCGGCCCGCTGATGTCTTCCTTGCTGAAGCTGGTGAACCGCAGGATGCAATCCTCGACGGCGTCCTCGCCCAGCAGAATGCGGTCGTCGGACAGGCCGGTGTAATCGATGAACGACGCGCCGCCCTCTGGCCGGAAGTAGCGCCCGATCAGCACAGAGACGCCGCGCTTCACGGTCGGCGGATAGACCAGTTCCACGTCAACGTGGTCCCAGTTGCCCAGCGCGACCGGCAGATCGATGCGCCCGTTGAAGACGGCGGCGGTGTCGTGGCTGGTGATCCGCCCGGTGATGCTGGTCAGGATGGCGGTAACGTCGGGCGGCTTGATGACGCCCGTCCCGGTCCCGCCCGTGGTGGAGCCTCGCTCGTAGATCCAGGTGCCGACTTTGGTCGATTCAGGCATAGGACTACCCTGCGGTCACTCTGATGGTTTCCTGAGGAGCCACCGTCACTGCCGCGTTGCCGTCGAAGAGAAGCTCGTCGGTCGCGCAGTGGACGATGAGGTTGTTAGGTCCATTATCGTTCGAGAAATAGAGCGTGCGGCCCTGATATACGGCCAGCGGCATCAACTGCACCTCCACGTCGTTGTCGGTCGTGTCGGCGCGGACAGTATGGTCGGTCGCGAACACTTCCCACGGCTGGCCGGTGTCCGGATCGAATCGCGGCGGTCCCACCTCGCGCACGGTCGGCGGCTGGCCGTAGATGAAGATCTCGCGGTAGACGGCGAACTCTTCATGCGAGATCCGGCCCGCGCGATCTACCAGGAAGCCGCCCACCAACGCGACCAGCGTGGCGAGGTTGTCGACGCGGACTCTCAACTCGAAAGCCTGCTTCGGTCGCGGGACCAGCAGTTCGCTGGTGACGCCCGCGTAGTCCCAGTCGTGCGCCTCGATGATGCCGATGGAGGTCGCGTCCGGTTGCGTCTCCCACGGTGGCTCCACGGTGACGCGGATGTTTGTGTTCGCGGTGATCGCGCGGACCTGACCGGCGCCCTTGCCGCGCAGGATGCGATACAGGCGCCCGATCTCCTCGTCGGGACGCAGGCCCTCCGTGTCGGGGAATTGCAGGCGCCCGACGCTGTTATTCCAGAGAGGGTCTTCGACCCAATCCGTGCCGGCGATTGCGCCAATGGAGCGCACGATGAGCACGTCGCCCTTTTCGACGGAGTCGGCTTGGTCGGCGCGGACGCAATCCGGCGTCACGGTGAACGTGCCGGTCGCCGGATCGAATGCGGTGATCTCGAAATTCCAGAGCGGCGCCGATCCATCGCTGAGATCCGCGAGAGCGGAGAGGTATCGCTTCGGCGGGCCGACCCAGTTGTCGGTGGCGCCGATGAAGTTGTCGGCCTGGATCTTGTTCGGCGCGGTGACGCCGGTCACCAGGACGCCCGCGACTCCGGAGTGCCAGACGTGCTTCGCCGCGATCCTCACGCGCTCTGCGGCGGCGTCGGGCAGTTGCTGGGTCATGGGCGCGAGGAAGCCGGTGTACTCGTAGCTCACGGGCGGCGCCCCCAGCGTCTGGGCTTGCAGGGCGATGCGCCGCCGGTCGGTCCCGATGTAGAGGTCCCAGCCCGCCCACGTTCCGCTGGGCGCCGGGAGCATCGAGATGGTGAGCTTCTGATCGGTCACGCCTTCCGGAATCCAGATCGCGTAGAGGTTCGACGGCGCGGATGGCGCGTTGGTCAGATCGAACTGCGTGACCGCGACGTACACCGTGACCGGCCCGGAGATATGCCCGCCCGCCGACCGGGCCACGCCCGTGATGCGCGGCTGCACGGGCGCGGCGAAGTGGTTGATCACCTCCTCGCCGCCGACCCAGATGGCCGGTGACCAGACGCCGTCACGCTGAATGTTGTAGTCCTGCCAGAGGTCGAAGGTGCGCTCTCTGGGATCGGGATAGAGTGGATCGCCGGGGAACGGCGCGACGTGGTTCGGCATCCAGGCGAGGCCGCTGATGCTCTGCAACAGTTCCGGCGGGACCGGCTTGGCCGCAACGTCGGCTGGCTTGGGGCCGAAGGCGAGGTCGTACATCGAGTCGGTCGTGCATGTCGCCTGGATGTCGATGGAGAAGTCGGGATTCAGGACCCAGCCGGTCACCCGGCCCTCGCCGCGCCCGCCGGGGAGCCGGTCGTGATCCATGCTGACGATGTCGCCGCACATGGTCCGCAGGGCCAGGAGGGTCGTCCGGAAGCGGAGGTCCCGCGCCTTGACCTGTTCCGCGAGGCCGACGCCGCCAAGCTCTTCGCGCAGGCGCGTGGTGATGACGCGGGCGCACTGGCTCTTGTTGCTGACGCCGACGAAGGCCATCGTGCTCTGGAGGTATTGCGGCGTGTCGGTCGCCTCGCCCAGCCAGAGCGCGTGATCGATGTCATAGATGGTGACGCTATTGAGGCCCCAGTCGAACTCATCGTCTCCGAACTCTCCGATGAGCCAATTGAACCGGGGCACGACCGGCGAGGCTTCCAGGCTCCTGAACAGGATGTTCGCGCGGGTGAAGGCGTTGCCCGCGAGAACCGAAGAGTTGACGCGGATGCCGATCCAGAGCCGCCCGTGGACGAACGTGTAATAGCCGAGGCAACAGTTCAGAATTTCGGTGAGCCAGTCCTTCAGAGGCTTCCGCTCTTTCAGCACGCCACGGAACGGAAACTGCCGCTCGTTGATGGCCGGTGTGATCAGGCTGGGCACGTACTTGTCGCAGATCTCTGCGGCGGCGATGCAGGACTCGACGTTGACGAAATCCTCCATCACCGACGCCGGGATGTCGTCGGCGCGGGATGGATCGACGCGCAGGCCGATTGCTCTGAGATAGACGTTGACCGCGACCCAGACGGGATTGGAGAGCGCGTTGACCCAGACGCGCGTTCCCGGCGCCGTCCAGGTCCAGCCCCCGATGCCTTCGGTCACCGTGACCGTCATGGCCCGGTCGGACACCGGGGCAAGCTGCAAGCCTGCCTCGTCGGTCCTGCGGATCTCCGCGAAGGCCACGCCTGCCGCGTAGCTGGCCTGCGGCGGGACCGTCCCTCCCCACGGCGCCTGATCGAGAGCGAAGAAGTCGGCGGTCGCCGCCGGATCGGTGCCCAGGATGCCGCGCCACCCGCCCCTCTTCTTTGGATCGTGCGGCGGCTGCTCATCGAGCTTGTGCGCGATCAGGTTCGATGAATAGGAGCCGATGGGGCCTTCGCCGACGATGCCCAACGCGCTGTAGAACTCGCTCTCGTCGCGGCCTGCGGCCACGTCGCAGACGACCTTCATCGCGATGTCGGTGTAGATCTCCTGAAGCGGACGCTGGTAGACGGACTCCTCCGCGACGGTGACGCTCTGGATGCGCGACCGCCCGACGCCCAAGCTCCCCAGAGCTATCGCCATCGGATTGATGCGGACATCCTGCGGCAATGCGACGACGCCGCCGAAGCTCTTGGGCACGCCTCGCGCCACGCACGCCGCGAAGTCTTTCGGGCAGTCGGGGAACGACGACGTGCTGGGACAGTGCGGCCCCTTGTATTTCTTCCAGCACGTTCTGCTGATCTGGCGCCACGGGTACGCGAGGGTCAACTCGAATAGCCCGTCCGACGCGGGCAGGATGAACGTGCCATCGCTGGTCAGCGTCCACGGTCGCGCGTAGCCCATCCAGAGGTCGATCAGATAGCCGGTGTTTATGTGGTAGAGCGCGAACGCGACATCGGCCCGGTAGAGGTTGGTCGCGTTCGCGTACTTGACGAACACGTCGTCCGCGTTGCCGAAGCTGAAGGTGGCCGAATCGCTGGCCTCGTTGAGCGTCTGCGAGATGCCGCCCCATTCGAGCAGACGCGGGAGAAACAGGTTGGCCGCGCCGTTGATGGTGCATCGCTGGTTGCTGATCCGCAGGACATCGCTCGTCCCTCGCGGATAGATGGTGACCAGCGGGATGAACCGCTGCACCTGATCCTCCAGCGCGGGCGTGAGCACGTCGTCGGGGAATCGCGTCACGCGCTCCGCGACGTTGTAGTTCGGCGTCGAGGTCGGGACCTCGAGGAGAGTTAGCCCGCCGACCGACGCGAGATATGCGGTCAGATGCGCGAAGTCCAGGTTCGGATTCTCGTATCGCGCAGTTAGTAACTCATTGCCGCCAGGTCCGTGATAAGTGAATGGAAACTGCGCGTACTGTCCCTGCGCCTGCTGCCAGTGGCCCCTCAGGTTGTTGTAGTCGTCGCACGACAGATGATCGCGATGGATGCGGAACCGGCGCGTCCCGCTCCCCAGCAAGTAGCGTTGCTCAGTCTTGAGGCCCGGTTGATCGAAGACGTGCGTAACGACTTGCGGCTCGTAATCGACGCCGCTCCCATAGTCGATGCCGAGAGGAAACGCGCCGATCACCGGAGGATCTGGGATGGGAACCGCGCCGAGGTAGTCCACCTCACGTCACCTCCCTCATGCCCAGAGACACCTCGCTCCGACCGACGCCGACCTGATCGCTCCAGTTGCCGTCCCAGACGACCGTGTATCTGCCCACGGGATTCTCGCCGGTCGGATCGGGCTTGAACGGCGGGACCGTCTCGCGCGGCAAGTAGAAATAGAACGGCGCGACCAGATGCGCCTTGAAGAACGTCCAGAGCGTCGTGTAGCTGGCGGGCGTCACCCGCCGGGTGATCCGGAAGAAGTGGCGCGGGTTCAGAACCAGCGCGGCCCGGTCGCTCGATCCGTCCGGATAGCGGTTGACGAATGCCTCGACGCGAAGCTCTTCCTGAAGCGCCGTGTAGAAGCCAGCGGGCAGGACATCGACCGGCGCGGCGGGCTTGATGTTACCGGGCATTCCGGCCCCCTTTGGTATCCTGGTAGAACGTATGTTTTCCGACACTCAATGGAAGGCCGCAGGCGTCGTTCTCCTTCTGGCCGTCCTCTGCATCGCCGGTCTGTTCTGGATGGAGTCGCGGCGTCAGCCCGAATGGCGCGTGTATGAAACCTTCAGCGATGGTTCCGTTATGGAGATCAAACAGGCGTGCCCCGACTGCGAACTGCTGACTCGCGTCCGCAAAGGCGACAAGATCATCGGCGCTCCGTTTGTGGCAGTGCCCGCCAAGGCGAAGAAGTAGCTCCATCACGCCATCACCGTGGAAGGCTCCAGCAACGCGCCCGTCTGCGCCGCCCTGCCTTGTCCTGACCGCGCCGCCGTCGTGTTCGCGGCGCCGACTGCGCCGGGATTGTTGCCCAGCACCTGGACGACCTGACCGCTGAACAGGCTGGTCGCCTGTTGCGGATTGAGTTGGAGGAACATCGGGTTCGGCCCCTGGAGCGCGTTCGCCACCTGAGTCGTCGTCGTGCCGACGTAGGGATTCGCGACCATGCGCCCGTTGCTGTAGACCGGCTGAAGCTGAAGCCCTCCCGCCGCGCTCTGCGCGAACGTCGCGCCGTACATCTGGCGCGGCATCCCGCCCACTCCCTGATTGGTGTTCAGCGCATAGAGGCGCACCATCTCCTGCACCTCAGGCGAGAACACCGCCATGCGGAGGTCGCCGCCGAACCGCTGGTCCGCGATCTGGACGACCTGTTCGCGGATCGATCTATCCACGATATCGACGCCGTAGGCGTTGCGGATAAGGCGCCTGACCTGTTCCTCCTTGGGCTTCCGGAAGTGCCGCACAAGAGTGGCGATGCCGCCCGCCGCCGCGCCCGCGATCAAGCCGACTCCCGCGCCGATCAGGGCGCCCATCGGCCCGAACATGGCGCCGATCATAAAGCCGATCCCAGCCCCGGCGAGAGCGCCGCCGCCGATGCTCATCGCCGCGCCCGTGACACCGCCACGCTTGTAGCCAGCCGCAAACAGGCCCAGACCGGCTCCAGCCACAGCGCCAGCCACCGGGTGGCCGACCATCTTGCCCAGCCCGTACCCGGCGAGGGCGCCACCGGCAATGCCCATCAGACCGGCTCTGACGCCTCGCTTGCTACTGAGGGCGCCCGCCATGAACATCGGCGTGCCGACCGCCGCCGCCATCGCGCCCATGCCGGGACTGTTCAGCATGGCGCCCAGCTTCTGCCGCCCGGTCAACTGCGCCCACGGCTTGGTCGAGATCGCGCCAGTCACCGGATCGCGGACCTGGACCGGCTTGCCGATATTCAACGACTCGCGCATGGCCTGGACGCTCTGCGACCACTGGCCGCGCACGCCGCCGCCGCCGGTCGCGCCGGTCGCGCCGACGCCCGCAACGTCTGCGGCGGAACCGCTCCTCGCGGACCACGCCTCACGCGCCGCGTCGGTGACGATGGCGTCGACATCGCGCCCGACGACCTCGCGGTTTCGCGATTCCTGGGTCGCGTAGGTGACATCGGTCTGGGCCGATCCGTAGATGGTCGGCGCCGTCTGCCCCATGCCGGGGAACCACGGGCCGCGCCACGGGCCGCGCGGGAACTGCGTCTTGAAGCCGCCGAAGATTCCGGCGAGTTGCGCCGTCATCGAGTTGGTCACGATGGTCTTCATCACGCCCAGCATCGTGTTCTTCATCAGGTTGCCGAGGCTCTGCCAGACGCTCCGCGACCTGTCGAGCAAGGCGTCCCACATGTCTCCGATGAAGCCCTTGATCTCCCCGAACATCTCCTCCTGTTGCTGGATGATCACGTCGTTGGTCTGCGACCAGCCCTGCAATCGCGCGACCTGGAGCGCGGTGTCGGCGTCGAGCCAGATGCCCTCGATTCGTTCCGTGGTCCGCTTCGTCTCCTCGATGATGCTGGCTTCCGACGTTGCGTTGTTGTTGCGGAACACGCGCAGGCGTTCGTTCTCTGCCGCGATCTGCGCGTCCCTCGTCTTCTCGATGCGGACGCGCTCCACGTCGGTGATGTCGGCAATGTTCTGCATCCGCTCCTGCGGCGTGCGCGGGCGCCGCGCGTAGAGATAGCCGCCCTCAAGCGTGGCCGTCCGGTTGATCCGCAGAAGCTCCATCTGGATGGACTCCTCCATCAGTTGCTTCCGCTCCTCCAGAATGATCCCGTTGGTTTCGCGTTCGCCCTCGACGCGGATGCGCTTCTCCTCGTTCTTCCGGAACTCCGCGAGTTTCAGGATGTCGGCGTTCGCGGCGTCCGCGTATCTCTGCTGCTCCTGGCGGATCTGCTCTTCGGACTTCCGCGCCTTCCGGCCCGCTTCCCTGATGCCCTTGAGTTGGAGATCCCCGACGCGCTTGATCTCTTCTTCCTTCGCGGCGACGTTGGTCCGCATCTCCTCGACGTTGGCTTCGGTTCGGAGCCTCACCAGTTCGCGTTGACCGGCGAAGGTGTGATCGCGCAACTTCTCCATTTCGGCAATCGCGGTTTGCCGTTGCGCCTTGGCGATATCCTCGTTGAGCTTGGCCTGCTCCCGGCGCGACTCCTCCTCGCGTTTCGTCACCTCCGTATTGACATCCAGCCAGAGGGCCTTGCGGTAGATCGCGATGGCCTGATCGTTGCCCTTGACCTTGCGGAAGTACTGCTCGTAATCGCTGGTCAACGCGGATATCGTCTCCTGGCCCGCTTTCCGGTTGCGGACTTGCGCCTCTTCCAAGACGGTCATCGCCTGCTCGACTTGCCGCTTCATCTCCTCGACATCGACCTTCGGCAGGCCCGCTTTCAGCCGCGCGATCTCCTCCGGTGTCGCGGGACCATAGCCCGCCCCGGCGGCTTTCTGCTGCGCTTCGGCTTTGGCCCTGCTGCTCGACAGGTATTGGAGAACGGCGCCGCCCAGCAATCCGACGACGATGGCGATGAGGCCGACCGGCCCGCCGACCAGCCCCAGCAATCCGGCCAGCGCGGCGCGGACGCCGGTCGCCGCGACCACTTCGGTCGCCACGCCGGTCGCCGCTCCAGCCGCCGCCGCCGCGCCTGCTCCCGCCACGGCGCCCCCGGCTTTGCCCAGAGCCGTCTGCGCGACCTTCTGCGCCGCTACCGTCGCCGCTGCATTCGCCGCCGCTTCCGTCGCGATCTTGGCCGCTTCCTTCGCCGCCGCATTTGCAGCCGCCCTGCGGGCCATCGCGCCTGCCAGAGCCTCGCCTGCAAGCCCGCCCGCGACCGATGTCGCCACTTCCTTTGCGACCGCTTTGGCGGTTTCCTTTGCCGCCGCTTTCGCCGCCGTCGCCGCCGCCGCTCTCGCCGCCGCTTCGGTGGCCGCTTTGGTCGCCGTCTCTACCGCCGCCTCTGCGCTCCGTCTCGCGACCGCCGACGTAGCAGCCGCCGCCGCGCCGCCGAGGCCCAGCGTGCCACGGGCGCCCGCCGCCGCCGCTCCTGCCCCTGCCGCCGCCGCGCCTGCGCCCGCGCCTTTCAGGAGTCCGCCGATGCTCCTCCAGGCGCCGAAGCCGGTCGTCACGACGGAGATCGCCAGACCCAGCGCGATGATCGCGCCGGTAAGCCCGCCGATCAGAACGGTGATGTCTTTGATCGGCCCCGGCAGTCGGTCGAAGATGTCGAGAAGCCTCCCGAACATGTTGACCAGACTCGACGCGAAGTCGAGGAGCTTGATGAACGACGGCCCCAGCTTCTTGTCGAGGTCGGCGGCGGTATTGATCACCTGATTCTGGAGCCGGTTCGACGCCGCTTCGACGGACACCAGCGCGTCCTTCGCCGCCGCGCCGTTGGTCTTCACCGAGAGCATCGCCAGCGCGTACCGGACGAACGCTTCAGGGTCCATCTGCCGCGCCGACGATTTCAGTTCGGCCAGCGTCTTGCCGAGGCCCTCCGCTGCTTCCTGCGGGAGGTTCATCTTCACGCTGGCGAAGATCGCCTGGATGCTCTTGGCGGTAGGGTTGAACGATGCGCCGACCTTGGACAGGGCTTCGGTGAAAGCTTCCATGCTATCGACGCCTTTGATGCCGTATGCGGCGGTGATGTCGAGGACGTACTGCATGTTCTTGGCGAGATCCTTCGCCGGGATGCCCGCCGCTTGCATCGAGAACGACATTCTGGCGAGTTGGTCTTGGAGCACACCGGCCCGCTCCGCTAGGGCCTTCAACTCCTCCAACTGATCGCTCAATCCGGCGCGGGAGAACTGGCGCACGATCCGGTTCCACTCCTCGCCCATGCCGATCAGTTGCTGGAAGCCTCGCGCGACTCCCAGCGCGGCGACGGCGCGGGCCAGCTTCGCCATCTCGTCGGCGGTGTCATGCACCGACACGTTGACCGACTGCATCCCCTTCGCGGCCTGCTTGGTGGCCTTCTCAGAGGTCGAGCCTACGTTCGCGAGTTTTTGGTTGAGAGCATCGATGTCCCGGCCCGCTTCCTCTCCCTGGAATTGGACCTGGATGTAAATGCGATTCGTCGCCATTATCGGCCCCGATGCTGCGACTGCTTACGGACTTCTTCGGCCTGGAAGGCTTCCCGCTCTTCAGCCAATTGGCGCAGGAGCAGGAAGGCGTGGTACGGAATCTGATTGAGCGTCACGGCTACTCCCGTCTGCATCGCGAAGTCGAGGTCGATCACCGATTGCAGGAGCAAGCCCCCAGGAGACTCCAAATAGTTGTGGAGGAGCAGCGAAGGGCAACCCTCGCATGGCAACGCGGAAGGCCCTGCGTCTGGCTCCTCTGTCAGGACGTAGGGGCAATGTTGCGGCGTCGGGCAGAGGTCTTTCTGCCGTAGCAGCCGGTTGATGATGAATCGGGGCGAAGGACATTCCGGCCATTCCCCGCCGGTTAAAAATTTGTGTCATCCCTCTTCGGCCCCAAGTTCTGGTCGATCACGTCCACCACTGACCGCGCGACGGCGTCCTTATGCACGCCGGGAATCCCGTTCGCGTAGTCGGACGATCTACCGCCGCACTGGTCGTAGAGCCGCGCCCCGGCGTCGGGCGCGACCCTCAGTTCTTGCTGGTTGAAGGGCAGATCGAGCAGCCGGAAACCGGCGCGTCGGAACGAGAGCACCTGATCGGCGGTCGGGATCTTCATGCGGTGGCGCACGCTCCCGACGACCGTCATCATCTCGACTTCGGCTTCCTCTCCTTCGATCTGCACGTTGAACACGTCGGCGGTCGAGATGGTCGTCAGCACTTGCGCGGCTTCGGCTGGCGTCATCTCCGGAGCGCCGTTGAGAGCGATGGCCTTGTACAGCTTCACGTCGGCCTCGCCCGGTTCGGGCGGAACAGTCTCTGAGACGCCGCGCCCCAGCCGCCGGATGATGATCTTGCGCGACCGGGCGCGGGCGCTCCATTCCTCGTCGGTCGGGAAGCGCACCGCGATGGTCTGCGGCGCTCCTCCCGTCGAGGCGACTTGCGCCGGGAATGCGTATTCTGCTTGGCTATCGAATTTCATCTAGACCCTCGTCGTGACCAGCCACGCCAGCGTGAGCAACGCCAGCCCAGCGGCCACCCAATTGATCGACCTGTTTGCGGGCCACTGCGCGTTGACCGTTCCGATCAGGAACATCAACAGGCCCAGGATCACCAGGACGCTTACGAGCATGACCTCCTCCTTTTAGGTGAGTCCGAGAATTCCGGACTTCTCCGTGGTCGCGGAGAGCGTCACGTAGTCGCCGGTCGGCGGCTTGAGGGGAGTCACGACGCAATCCACGGTGACGATGCCATCGGATTCGCCGTTGACGACGGCGGTAAAGACGGCGCGAGGGAAGTTGACGCTGAAGCCGTGCTTGGCGGGACCGGCGCCGATGGTCGCGCCGGTCGTGCTGATGGTGACCGACCCTTCGTTCCCCGGCGCGGGCGTCATCAGCAGAGCGTATTCGGGAGAGCCTTTCAGAGCGCGGGCGACGAAGCGCAACGACACCTCGCGGGAGCCGTACTCCATGCGCCCTCTGATCGCGTATCCGTTCTGCGTTCCGGAGCCGGGATAGAGTCCGGACGGCAGGCGCACGTTGTTCGCCCAGCGAAGCTCCGCAGAGATGAACGACGCCGACATCACGTAGTCGATCCCCAGGATGCTGATGGTCGCGCTGGCCGCATTGAGGAAGTGTTCCGGCTCGATGGCGGGCCACGGTGTGATGCCGGATGGCGCGAGGGTCTTGCCGGTGCCGACCGTGTTCACGCTGACTCTGCAATTTGCGCGGCCAGGTCCCGACTCCATCGTCAGCGTCCAGTCGTTGACGACCATGCCGACCATCGCGCGGTCCACGACCGAATCCGGTTGCGGTCTGATCTGTTCGGCATACGTGAACGCCGGAAGGTTGAGACAGTTCACGACGGGATCGGACGGCACTGCGGTGTAGGTATTGCTGGCCTTGGTCGCCTTGCCGGTCGTGAAGCAGAAGAGCCATGCGAGGAATTCCGACGAGCAGAACTTCTCGATGGTGGCGGCGGTGTCGATGTTCGTCGGGAAGGTCTGCGTCGGGAACTCGTCGCCTTTGCCGATGTCGTCGGCGTCGGTTTCGTTGACCGGCGTCACCACGCCAAGGGCCGGGTTGGTCTTGGTGAGGGACCACATTTCCGCTGGCGTGTTCGGCGTCGGCAGATCGGCCTGCGCGACGAACCCGAAGGCAATCTTCGTCTCGCGGACGTTGGCAGGGCAGGAAGTGGGGCCTGCCAGCAGGCCGGGATCTACTGGCGGCGGCGTCACGTCGAGCGGCGCGACGGGCGCATTGTGCGCGGGCGGGCGCGGTGTAGCCATGTTATGCGTCTCCTGTTTCTTTGGTTTCGGTTTGGATCGTCCAGTAATCGATCTGTTCCGGATCGCTCACGCGCGTGAGCAGCATGACGCTGGTGGGATCGACGCCAGCCATCACCGGGCAGAAGTACCAGCGTTGCCCGTCGCCTGGATCGGGCACGCCGCGCATGATGTCATCGATGATCTTGAAGGTCGTCTGCCCTTTCTGCGGGCGCACGTAGAACTCGACGCGATGCAGCCAGCGGGCCATCTCGCCTTCGGTCTGAATCGATTCGACGGCGGCGACGACCACGGTTCCCGGCGCCATCGAGTACTTGGCGGATTCCAGGTTCTGACGAACGGGATTGCTATCGATGTACGCGATGATCGACGCCGGGACCGGCGGCTCGAGGTCCGCGACCAGCGGCTGGATGCGCCGCAGAGCGTCCACTATCGCGTTCGTCAGATCCGCCAGACTAACCATTGACCTGATACCAAGCGTTTTTCGCCAGAGCGCCGTAAGCGGTCTGCACGTCCCTGTAGAGCGCGGCCTGATCCGATCCGGAGAGGCCGATCATTTCCTCATGCAATTGCGCCTGCCTCGCGTGCTGCCGCGCCTCGCGCGAGGTGTTCTCCGCTCTGATCACGCCGTTGATGGCCTTCCGCAAGATGAAGTTCTTGAGCATGACGCCGGTCAGATTGTTGTCGCGGTAGGGCCGACCGACGTTGCGGACCTTCTTCTTGATGAACACGTACTTCTTGTTGAGCGGCTTGGCCTGTTGCCCGTTCGCGTTGATGTGTTTCTCCCAGCGGGCCTTCTGCTCCTTGACCATGCGGTTGCCGATCCTGGTCAGCTTCCCGTTGTCGAGGTTCGGCTTCTTGACGTGGCCGGTGCGCGGAACGTTGACCTTGACCATCAGGCCCCTCCTGACGGGTTTTGCAGCACGACGTTGGACGCGCCGTACTTGTAGGCGTCGACGCGCACGACCTCGTAGATTGAGCCGTTCGACGCCACCGTGTCGCCCACTGCGGGCGGCGCCGGGAGATGCCGGTTGAGCACCTGGATATGCGAGTAGCGCCCCGGCGAGACATCCTCGTCTTCGGCGCCCTCCTTCCACATGACGCTGATCGGCCATGCGTCGTCGGGATTGCCCGCGATGCGGTACTCGACATCGCGCCGGAACTCCGTCATCAGGGCTTCCCAGAGCATCGGAACGTGGACGGACGTGAAGCGGTCGACGCCCGAATCGAGGTCACCCGCCGCGCGAATTCCGGCCCTTGGCGACAAGCCGGAAAACGCGCTGGGTCGGGGATTGCCTGCGCGTCCCGCCGTGTTAGCGCGCGCCGACAAATGCGAGAAAGGCCCGATGAACGGGTTGGTGTAGCCCTTCGCCACTAGATCACCTTGGCTTTGAACGAAGCGTTGGGCCTGTACGGGACCAGGAGCGGCGCCGACTGCAACAGAATGAAGCGCACGCTGGGGTCAGGCTCCACCCACGACTTGACGTAATACGGCACGGCCTGGAGTCCCGCCTCTTCGTCGCGGATGGCGCCGTAGGCGCGGACGCCGTCGAGTTGCTGAGACGCCATGATCACCGAATCGATGGGGAGGATCGGCTTCTCAGTGCTATCGGCGGGATCGACGTACCACGACGCATAGACGTAGATGTCGAAGCCGTCGATGTTCCCGATGAAGGTCCCGCCCTCCGTCGAGCCAGCCGCGTTGAGCGAGAGCGTGGTGCTCGTCCCGCGCCGGATGTCGAGCCGCTCTTTGACATCGGCGTGATTGCGGAAGACCTTCCAGACGGCCAGCGGCATGATCACGTCGGTCATGTAAATGCCGGTCGATTGCAGCCCGATCTGCGCCCAGTCCTGTAGATCGTCCAGCGGATGCGATCCGGCGGCGCTCCAGAGCGTGGCGGCGGTGATGGTGTTTCCGGGGGCGCGTTGAAAGTCCACGATGGCCTGCGGGTACTTGTCGCCCACGATGGTCACCTTGCCGGTCGAGAGGATCTCGCCCGCCATGACCTCCTGGCGCCGTTGCAGCATGTTGACTTGGTCTTCCATGTCCATCGCGATCAGAGCGCGTTGCCGGTCCATCGGACTCATCGTGCCGCCCCAGTTCTCGCCTGCCGACCGCTTGAACGGGCGCAGCATGTCGAAGACTCTCTTGTCCTTGACATAAGCTGGCCGGAAGCTTCCCGTCCGGTATCCCGGCGAGGCCACGATCTGGCCTTCCACCAGGAACGAGACGAACGGCGAGATGCGCCGTGTGCCATCGACCACGTCGAAGTGGATCTCCTCGCTCTGTTCGCTTTGCACGGTCTGGAAGTAGCGTTCGAGCAGAAACTGTGTGCTTCCCTTCAGGCTCGTCACCACGCGATTGAGCGTGCCTGTGCTCCAGAGGTCCATGTGACTCTCCTACGCGGCGGGAGTTAGAGGTGAAGGGTCATGCCGCCTGACCGGGTCGTCGCCAGACGCCGGTCAGACGGCGCTACTCGATGCGATTACTTGCGATGCGGTTCGGGCGGCTTCGGAGGCGGCGGCTTGGGAACGTCCGTCCGCTTCTCCTTCGGCTCCTTCTCTGCTTGCTCCTCCGCGAACTCTTCGGCGGCGATGCCCAACGCGCTGGTCGCGAGGCCGGGATTGTCGGCCTTCTCGTCCTGCGTCAAATACTGGAACGGCGAATCCGATGGCGGCTGCTTCTCCTCCTCGACGGCTTCCTCCGTCTCTTTCGCGGCGGCGCGGGCCTTCTTCAGGTTCGCGATGGCTTCCTTCGCTTCGGCCTCTGTCGGGACCGACTTGGCGAGACTGCCGTCCGCGATGATGACGCTCTCGATGTAGATGCCGACATCGCGCAGGGCTTCGGTGCAGTCGGCGTGCGACAAGGCTCCCGGCCACTGGATGGCGTCGGCCTTCATCCTGCCGGTGAGATAGACGCCTGCCTGCACGGTCGCGGTGCTGGCGTCCACGTCATCGACCAGGACGCAGTTGCAGTCGGCGGCGGCGGCGGGCACGGTGATGACGCCGGTCGCCGCGACGATCTTGAGGATGGCGCCGCGTTTGAGGATGCCGATCCCCGACGCCACGGTGCCCTTGCGCGAGGTCACGTCGTGACCGTCCGCGAGGAGCGGCGACAGGAATACCGGCGTCTGAAAGCCGAATGTGGCTTTGCTGATGGGGTCATAGGTAGCGGGCATGAGTACACTCCTTTCTTACGCGGCGCTATGGCGCCGATCCTTCGGGACGAACGCCAGGATCTTGGCGGCTTCGCTGGCTTCGGTGTCCGGTTCCTGCTCACCCGTGCCGACCTTCGGGTTCGCCACCTTCGCCATCTGCGCGGCCAGCGGATCGACCGGCGCGGCGGCGGCGGGCGCGACCGGCGAGGCCGCGAGGATCTTCTTGGCCTCTTCGGGCGACATGCTGGTTTCGAGAGCCAGCGTGCGGGCGAGAGCTTCGCGGCCCGTGGCTTCGGGCGCGTTCAGGATGGCCGCGATGCGCTGGCGTTCGGGCGCCCGCAGATCTTCGGCGTGGATGACGCGGGCGGGCGCAGGCGCCGCAGGAACGGGTTCGGGTGGAGCCACCGGGACCGGAGCCGCCGGGGGCTGGGGATTGTCTGCCATCGTTATTTCCTCCTTCACTGAAACGGTCGTAGCGCGTGGCGTGGACTCAGCCGCCAGACGCGCTACCAGCGGCTCGAAAGTTCCGATCTCGTCGGCCATGCCCGCCGCGACGGCGTCTCTGGCGATGAGCATCTTGCCCTGCCCGAAGCGGGCCTCAACGGTTTCCGTTGAGACGCCGCGAAACGCGGCCATGCGACCGATGAAGATCTCCGCGAGAGCGTCGACTCGCGCCAGGATCTGCGACCGGCCCTCGTCCGTCGCTGGATCGGGCCGCTTGTACGGAGACTTGCTCGACACGATCTCGTAGTTCTTGACTCCCTGCCGCTCCTGCGCGGCGCGATTGTCGCGGATCGACGCCACCACGCCCAGAGAGCCAAGCTCACTCGACTCCGACGCGACCACATGCGGCGCCGCCAGAGCCAGCCAGAGGCCACCGGACGCGGCCATGTTGTCCACGTATGCGGTCACCGGCTTCACCTTGCTCCCGGCGCGGATCTGGTCCGCGAATTCCTGAATGCCCGCGATCTCGCCGCCGGGAGAGTCCACCTCGAGCAGGATGCTCTTGACTTGCGGGTTCTCCAGCGCGGCCTGGAAGCTGTTCGCCAGCACCTGGACGCTGGTCGCGCCGCTCACTTCGGTGACGAGGTTCGCGTAGCGGAAGAGCGGCCCGGTGACGCCCAGGATCGCGACGTTGTTGCGGATCTCGACTCCATTGCCTGCATTGTCGAGCGGTCGGCCCAGCTTCGCCGCGACGGCCTCAAGATCCACCGTCCCGGCCTGCTCGACGCGGGCGATGAGGTTCTCCATGTCTTCGGCCTTCATCACCCACGGACGGTTGTGGAGCTCGCCCAGAATGCGGAGCAACGCGGAGCGCGGCATTATGCGTCCTCCTCCTCTTTGCTCTCGTCGTCTTCGTCGTCGTCCACGTCGTCGGACTCCTCGTCGGGCGTCTCCTCCTCTTCCTCGTCGTCCTCTTCCTCTTCCTCGTCGGGCTTCTCCTGCGGCGGCGTTCCGGCCATCGGCGCGGGCATGAGATTCAACTGGCGCATCCGCTCCAGTTCCAAGGCCCGCTGATCGAGAACCTCAACCCAGTCGAGGCCCTGTTCGGCGCATTCCATCTCAAGCGTCGAGATCATGTTGGTCATCCTTATCTGCGCGGCGTTCGCCTCTTTGACGGCGTCGGTGTAGCCGCGTCCCGGCCCCAGCCATTTGCACTTGAGATAGAGCGGCATCAACTCGTAGAAGTCGGGGGCTTCGATCAGGCCAGCGTTGACGACCTCCTCCAGCCAGAGCTTGTAGACCGGCGAGGCCCAATACGTTCCCAGCCACTGGCGCCGCGCCAGGAAGAATCGCCACGCCTCATTCAACGCGGCGCGCGCCGACGAATAGTTGGTTTTCGAGAAATCCTTGTAGACCAACTCATACGGCAGGCCCAGCGCGGCGCCGATCTGTCGCGAGATCGACTCGACAAACGCCGGGTATGTGTTCGGTGGCCGGTTCGGCGTGTACGGCGTGAGCTTGTCGCCGGGATACAAGGGGATAAAAGTGCCCCCTTCCATCTGCGGTCGGTACTCGCCTTTCGAGGCCAAATAGGCGTTCGGATCGCCGCCCATCAACTCCGCGATGCCCGCAGGGTCCATCGGCGTCTCGATCACGCCCGCGACCAGCGAGTTCACGATGGCCGACTGTAGCTCCGTCCGCTGGTAACTATCCAACATGCGGAACTGCTCGATGATCGGCGTGAGCACCGGCTTCCCGCGCGACTGATCCACGCGATCCTTCGAGAAGATATGCAGCACCCGCTTGCGGCCCCAGTCGGTTTCCGCCGGGATGCGCTCCCACTCGACAATTCCGCGATTCGCGAACAGACCTCCAGCGGTGAGCGTCAGATACCAGATCTCCAGACCGCTCCAGGTCGGGTTCTTCAGGACGTGGTACGCGAGAGGCTTGCCGTAGTCATCGAACTCGATGCCGCCGCGCAGGTTCAGGGTGCTCTGCTCGAAATTGGGGTTGCACAAGCGGTCGGTGTCGACCAGTTGCACGCACGTCTTGAACGGCGTGTCCGGTCGATCTAACCAGAGCGGCAACGCGAGGGCCTCGCCGTTCTGGAGCGAGGACCGGAACACCAACTGCGTCATCTGCGCGAACGTCATCTGACCGGCGGCGTCACACGCCATTGTGTTCGCCCACGTCGCCCAGAGGCTCTCGACGCCTCGCGCCCACTCTTCCGCCCACTGGATGTCCCGCCCCAGAGCGCGGTAATCCGGCATCGCGGCGAGGCGCAGGCCCGTGCCGACCGTGTTATCGGTGAGCGTCTGGAACGTCCCGCTGGCGATGCCGTTGTTGCGGTCGAGGTCCCGGCTCCGCGCGATCAGCAGATCCTGCTCTGGCAGAAGCTCCACGTCGGCGGGCGCCCGCTCCGGTTGCCAGTTGGTCAGTTGCTTCCGGGTACGGCTGGCCCCGGCGTATGCGGTGTCGCGGTAGCGGGCTAGCTGGGCGCCGAAGCGAATCCCCGGCGCGGAAGGAGGATTCGTCCAGCGTCCCAGGAGCCGCGCCAGTAGACCATGCCTTGGAGCTACTGGCGCGGCGGTCGTCGCGACGGCCCGACGAGGTTCGCGACGATTCTGCAAGGTCGGTGTCATGGGCACGCCTCGATGCTGATCGGCCTGCGGCGCATCGTGACCGCAGAGGTCGGATCGATTTGGCCCTTCAACCAGTCAATGAACCGCTGGAGGTCCGCGATGTTCGTCTGGTTATAAACGACGCGCCCAAGCTGGGGCGTCTCGATGGCGACGACGGCCTGACCGGCGGCATAGCGGGCCATCTGCGCCGACGCCTGCAAGAGCAGTTCCGCGTAGGGATTGATCGGCGTGACCGGCGTGACCGGCGCGACCGGCGCCGCCTCAACCGTAGCGGCGGCTTGCCCTGAGACGCCGTTGGAGGTGGCCGTAATGGTCGCGGCCCCGGCGGATATGCCGGTGACGAGTCCTTGGGAATCGACCGACGCGACCAGCGGATCGGATGACGCCCATACGCTCGTCAGCGTCATGTCCGCGCTATCGCCGTTGCTGTAGACTTCGGTCGCGGAGAACTGTTGCTCCTCCCCGGCAGTGATCGTGACGGTGACCGGCGTGACGAGTACGTGTGCGATAGCGGGCATTCTCAGTCGTCCTTCTCACTCGCCCACTCGAATGCCTCGTAGGTTTCGCGGTCCCATCCTTCGGCAATCAGGTCGGGGCATTCGCGGGCGAACTCCTCGTCCAGGCGGGCCTCTTCCAGTTCCGCTTGCTCAAGCTGATACTGCTTCATGAAGCCCATCGGTTACTCCAGCCAATCGTGGCTCGATGACATCGAGCGGAACCTTGGAACAGGCGAGGACGCCTTTGTTTGCGGGCCTGCGGACGCGCCCGTGGTTGCCGGTCTGGCGGTCTGATTCGGATCGCTCAACTCCTTCTCCATGCCGTCCCATCGCTCCGGTTTCCAACTCTCGAAACGCAACGACGCGGCGGCGGCTCTCGCATACACGCGACAGTCGAGAGCCTCGTTGCGGTCGCGGATCGGCTCCCACTTGCTGATGCGCCTGCCCGCCACAGTGCGCGTGATCAGAGCTTCTGCGGTCAACTGCTCGAAATACTCCTTCCCATACGCCGGGAAGTGGCAGAAGCCGACCGGCCATTCCTCGCCTTTCGCGAGATCCGGCACGGGCTGGCGCAACCAGCGGTACAACTCCTCCTTCGCGATATTGGTATTGCAGGGCCACAATCGGATGCCCCACTTCACGCGCGATCCGGTGGGACCGGCCTCGATCAACGAGGGTGCGCTGACGAGGTTGGGCCTTGTCGTCTGCCCTTTAATCGCCATCACGCGCTGGCGCGACTGCTTCCTGATCCAGTCGTAGCAGGCCATCGTCTGAAAGCCGGTGTCCACGCCCATGCGGCGGATCTTGATCGGCTGGCCGTACTCCGTCCGGAAGTCTTCATCGAGCAGTTCGGAGAGTTGCGCCCAGACTTGCGGCTGGTTCGTCTCGCCGTCGAAGCGCCGGTAGTCCACCGACCACGACTCCTTGTTCCGGCCCCACGCGACGACTTCCACCTCGATGCGCCGAAGCTGCACGTCCACGCCTGCGGTGAGCACCAGCCCGCCGCGAGGCACGACGCCGACCTCGTAGCCCTCGCGCCGCTCGTACAGCCGCTCCGCGTCGGGCACTTCGGAAGCGTCCGCGTAGGGCAGGCCCAGCACCGTGTTCCAGAACACCTGGAGCTTCTCCGGATCGCGACCGGCCTTCTCCCGCTTCTCCGCAACCTCGCCCCAACTCAACCAGCCGACCGGCGAGTTCAGCGAGGGCAGATGGTAGCCGTGGATCTTCGGGTTCGGGACGCGATGCCGCCACTGGCCGCGCTGGAGCATCCACTCCTTCGCGTAGTTCTCAATCGGGCGGGCGCACGCCTCGCAGTGATACTTCGCGAGATGCGGCTGACCCTTCGGCCAGCGCAATTGCTCGAATGCGAGGACCAGGAACTCGCCGCAGTGCGGGCACGGCATCCACCACTGCGCCTGAGAGCTTTCCTCGTAGAACCGCTCGATCCGGCTCCGACCGCTCACGACCGGCGTCGAGGTGATCAGGATCTTCCGGCGCGGGAAGTTCGACGTGCGGGCAATCGCGAGATCGCAGGGGTCGCCCTCGCCGCCGACATCGCCGCCATATCCGTCCACCTCATCGAGGAACAGATACCGCACCGGCATCGAGCGCAGGCCCTTCGGTGAGTTCGCGCCGACCAGCACCAGGACGCCGCCGGGGAACTCCTTCGCGAGGACGCTGTTTCCGCCGTCTCTCGCGCGTGGCGCCGCCACCAGCCCTCGCAACGCGGGCGAGTCATCGATCAGCGGCTGGATGCGCTGGCGCGAGTTGCGCTTCGCCATGTCGGTCGTCGGCTGCACGGCCATCATCGGCCCCGGCGCCATGTGCATGTTGAAGCCGGTCCAGTTGTTGCCGCACTCCGTCTTGCCGATCTGCGATCCGGCCATCACGATGACCATCTGCACCCGGCTCGACGGCGACAGGTCGTCCATGATGTCGCGCAAGTACGGCACGCGCGACGTGCGCCACGGGCCGGGTTCCGGCGACGACCGCTCCGTCAGCATCCGGTAGCGGTCGGCCCATTCGCTGATCTTCAGCAGAGGCTCCGGTCGGAGCGCGGCCAGCGCGGCCCCCCGGTACACCTCGACGCCGGTCAGCATGGGCGTCATGCCGCTTTGCCCTCCTGGGCCGCAAACGTCTCCAGAGTGCGGCGCAGCTCGCCCTCTAATAGCTCGTAAATGGTCGCCTCATCGGTCTGGCCGACTAACTGACCGGATAGGCGGGCGGGCACGTTCAGGATCGCGTCACGCAACTGCCGGTAGAGCCGCGAGGCTTCCTTCTCCACGTCGGCCCGCGTCACGACCTCGCCGCGCCGAAGCTGTAGCTCCAGGCTCCTGCGCTGGGCGTCATACACCTCGCGCAACGCGCGGGCCTGCGTGTAGGTCATCCCCGGCACGGCTTCGGTCGGAGCAGGCTCACCCGGTGAGCCACCCCTCGCGATCAGCTTCGGCCCCGGTCGCGCCTGCGCCGCGTCGGTGTTCTCCAGCCACTGCCGGTCGGCCTCGTCGGAGTCGATCTGGTTGTCGCCGGTCAACGCGATCCGGCCCGCCGCGATTGCGTACTGCACCGCCGTCGTGTCGCATCCGCGATGAGCCGCGTAGGCGGCGATTCCCAGAAGCATGAATACACCTTGCAGTCAAGCGCAGATGGGAGTACCATTCTGCAAAGCGGTTCAGCACTGATTGGATTTTTCTGAGGGCTAGAGAAGGCAGATCTGGGTCGTCTGGTATCAGACGGCCCTTTTCGTTGCACAGTACCAGCACTTCCTCAAGAAGTCAACAAGATAGCCGCTCCCCAGTACCGCCGGGACTTGATTTCCCCGTAAATCCCTGAAACTGTTGACTTTCCGGAATTCCTCGTTCTCCGAGCCGTGATTTTCGCGTAAGTCGTTGAAAGAAGCGGATTTAGCCACTCGCACAGGTTCCGTTGTGCGGGCGGCGAAGCC